CCATATAAAAACATATTAGAATTAAGATTCGTAGAAGGCATGAAAGTTGAAGAAGTATCAGTAGAAATAAAAAAAGATTATAGATATACCAAAAAATTGATAAAAAAATCAATACAAAAATATTCAGAAATTTAAAAAAAGACACCTTTTTACCCTTTTATGACACCATAAAAATGTGATATATATATAATCGAGAGAAATGTAAGTAGAAGAAAGAGTAAATGCAAGCCCTTAGTGTTTACTCTTTTTATTATGTTATTACCAGTATGCTAGGTAACTGATAATATAAAAAAAGGTAGTTGTATTTAGTTGAGTATAATTGACCTCCTTTCAGTATTAAATTTGCCAAAGAACTTTCCTAGCAAGTTCTAATATCTAGGTAAAGTCTTGATAGTAAGATGCGGGTCTTGGACACCTGAGAGTGTAGATGCAACTCCTACTACCTAGACCAAAGTGTATATAAGAAAAGAGGTAATAATATGACTCTAGAACAAATAAAACAGTTCAAAGAAGAAAACTGTAGTAAATGTAATAAAGATATTGACTGTAAAATAACACAAGACATAAATGGAAAACTAAAGTGTACAGAGGATTAAGATATGGAACAATGTTTGATAGATAATAAAGTATGTCCAATACAAGGAAAAAAATGTAAAGAATGTAAATTAGATGATTGTAAAAGGACAATAGAGATGATAGAAACACAAGAAGAAAGAGAAGAGAAATGGAAAAGAAAATTAATAAATGTACAATTACCAGAACGGTTGTAAAGACTGTTCTTTTTTAGAAGTTATAGACTTAGATGGGCAGATAGTCAGATGTCCTTATCTAGTTAAAAATAAATGTTTAATAAAATAGGAGGAATTGAAATGTTAGAAGGAAAAGTCATAAAAGATTTTAACGATAAACAAAATAACTTAAAGAAGTATACAGTAGGGAAAAAATTCAAAGCGGAAGATAAAAGATATAAAGAATTAGAAGCAAAAGGATTCGTAGGAGAAGGTAAAGAGGTAACAGTTAAAAGTAACAAGTAGGTGGGGAGATGGCAAAATATGATTGGAAGCAATTAGAAAAAGAATATATATTAAGTGACTATAAATCAGTAAAAGAATTTCTAAGAAACAAAAATATTAAATCCACTGGAAACACTAATAAACAGACAAAAGGCTGGTCAGAGAAAAAGGCAATAAAAGAGCAACGAAAGAGCAACAAAACAGTAGAAAAGGTAATAGAAAAACAATCAGAAAAAGAAGCTCAACAAATTGCAGATATAAAATCTATAGCAAACGAATTAGCTCTTAATGTATTAAAAGCAAATACAGAACTTAATAAGCATATAGCAAAATCAAAAACAAAAACAAAAACGGTGACATATGATCCTAAAGCATTGAAACCATCTAAAGAGGTAACGAAAGAACAAGAAGAAGTAAACGAATATATAAGCATAATAGACAGACAAGGATTGAAAATGTTAGCTTCTGCATTGAAAGATTTAAACGAAATATTAGCTAACAAAAAAGAAAATGATACAAATAACATAAATCAGAATATACAGAATATAGCATACCTAATAAATAATCCTAAAAAAGTAAGGACAGAGGATGATTTAAATGAATGAATACAGCCCATTTGATGAAAAACAAACAGAATATATAAGAAAATGTCAGACGTCATGGCTAAATGTAGCTGAAGGTGGAAAAAGAGGAGCAAAAAATGTTGTAAATACATTAGCTTTTTGTATAGCGTTAGAAAACCATCCGGACAAGTTATTTCTTATAGGAGGAGTATCTATATCAAGTGCAAAATTAAACATTATAGATTGCGATGGATACGGATTAAGCAATTATTTTGAGGGTAGATGTCATGAAGGAAAGTACAAGAATAAGGATTGCATATATATAAATACACTAACAGGACAAAAAATCGTATTAATTAGCGGTGGAGCTAAAGATGGAGATGAAAAATATATAAAGGGCAATACTTACGGGATGGCTTATATAACAGAAGCAAATGAATGTCACAAAAAGTTTTTAAATGAAGTTATGGATAGAACGCTATCAAGCAGTGATAGAAAAATATTTCATGATTTAAATCCAAAGCCACCAGCTCATTGGTATTATGCAGATTTTTTAAAATTCCATGAAAATCAACAAAGTAAGATTAAAGATTATGGATACAACTATGGACATTTTAACATCTTTAATAATTTATCAATTAGTAATGAGAAATTAGAAAAAATTTTAATGACTTACAACAAAAATAGTATTTGGTATAAAAGAGATATAAAAGGAGATAGAATTGCAAGTGCTGGGGTTTTGTTTGGAGACATAGCAAACAATAAGGCAAGGTATATGACGGATACTGCAAGAGGAGGATTTATAACAACGGGAGTTGACTTTGGGAAAAATGGTTCAGCACATGCTTTTTGCTCGCAAAGAATATCTAGGCAATTTGACTATGTTGATGTTTTAAGAAGCGATGAAGTCGATTGTTCTGAAAACGGAGAAAAAGTTACTGATGAATTAGGAATAGGAGAAACCTTAGCAAGACTTGAGAGAGGTTTTATAAAACATATCAAATATGTAGTAAAAACATGGGGAAGTATTCAGGCAATTTTTTGTGATAGTGCAGAACCAGAATTGATGGAATTTTTAAGAAAAGCATTAATGAAAAATGGATTTTATATTCCTATAATGGGAAGCAAAAAGATAGAGATATCTAGTCGCATTCATTTATGGGGAGTTCTTCTTATGCAAGATAGAATTAGATTTGTGAAAAATGAAACAGAAGAAATAGTAAAAGGATTACAGGAAGCAACACAAGACGAGGAAGCAGAAGATGACAGATATTTAGATGACGGAACATCGGATATAGATATATTAGATGCAAATAATTATGGAATAGAAAAATGGTACAAGCAATTATTAAGAATTGGAGGATAAAATGGAAGTTATATTTAAGTTTTTACAAGAAAGAGGATACAATAATATTTCACAAAGTTATTATTCACATATAAACAAATGGATTGATATATGGCAAGGGAAAGCAGAATGGTTAAATATACAAACCGTTGATAATAAAGAATATCCAATGTACTCATTAGGAATGGCTAAAAGAGTTTGTGAAGATTTAGCAAGCACGATAACAAGTGAACCTTTTACAATAACTGCAAAAAAGAATAATGATATTCTACAAGAAGATTTAAAAAGAGCCAAAGTATTGAAAAAATTACCTGCAGCTATTGAAATTATGGGATATAGTGGAACAGTAGGGACTGTTGCAAGAATAAAAAATGCTGAAATCACACAAAAAAATGGGGTGCTTACTTTAGCTAAAACAGACAAAACGAAAATACAAACAATAGACGTTAAAGCAAATCAGATAATACCGCTTACTATAGAAGATGGCGAAATTATAGATTGTGCAATTGTTAGTAAACAAAAAAGAGTTATAAACGACAAAATAAAAGACGTATATTATTTGGAATTGCACGAATTGAGAGAAAAGGGATATCAAATAACAAATAAATTTTTCATAAAAGAAGATGGAACCGAGATAAGAGTAAATGGAGTAATAGATACTTATAATACTTTATCAAATGTTCCATTATTTAGTTTAGGAAAAATAGGTCGAGTGAATCCTATATCAGACAATAATGGATTAGGTATATCTTTGTTTGGAGATAGCATAGATCAATTAACAATATTAGATTTAGTTTATAATAATTTTGGAATGGATTTTAAACTAGGTCAGAAGCTAATGCTAATAAACAAAAAATTAACCAGAATAGAAACAGAAGAATATACAGATAAAAATGGTAATTTAAGAACTAGAGAGCATATAGTTTATCCATCCGACATTAGAAAACAACAATTCGTGGAAATAGGAAATGAATTAATGGATGATGCAAATGAAAAGCCTTACATATTTGAGTACAATCCAGATTTAAGAGTTGGGGATAATAAAGAGGGAGTACAATTTGCATTAGACAATTTATCTTTTAAAGTTGGATATGGTACACATTATTATTCATTCGAAACTGGAAACATTGTAACAGCAACAGAAGCGGTTATAGCAAACAAAGATTTTGTAAATAATGGAAGAAAAAATAGAGAGGCAGTCAATGAATATTTAATTGGTATATGTAGAGCGTTGCTATTATGTGAAAAAATGCTAGGAAATGCATCAATAGAAGAGAAGCAAGAAATAGAAATAGCAGAAGTAGATGGCTTTTTAGAAGATGATAGTACGGTAAGACAAAGAGCAAAAGAAGAAGTTGCAATGGGATTGATGAGTAAAAAAAGGTATTTAATGAAAGTATACGGCATGAATGAAGAAGAGGCTATAAAAGAATTGCAAAATATAAATAAAGAAGATGAAATATCAAACATAAAAATTGAAGAAAGAGAATAAAACAAATGCTAACACCTGAATATTTAAATAATATAGAATTTAATGATGTTGTAGAACTATATAATAAGTTAAATATAGAAATTATAGCGGATATAATAAGCAGAATAAGCATAATGGATGATATTACAGCAGTAAGTAAAGAACAAATGAAAATATTATTACAAACAAATGGAACAGAAATATTTAATGAAGCATTAGAAAAAACATCATTATTAACAAGAGAAACAAAGAATGCATTAAAGTTACTATTCAAAAATATGGCAAAAGAGGATATACAAGGATACGAAGAATTATACAAATATAGAGAAAAGCCTTTTAAGCTGAGTGAGACTCAATACAACATACTTAATCAAGGATTAAAACAAACTAATAAAACACTAAAGAACATGACAAATACTATAGCTTTTCAAAGTCAACAAGCATATGTTAACGCAGTAGATGAAGCATATATGAAAGTTATAAGTGGTGCATTTGATTATACGTCTGCTATTAATACAGCTGTACAACAATTAGCAGACAAAGGAATAACATTAAAAGATAAACTTGGGAGAAATATACAAATAGAAACAGCAGTAAGAAGAAATGTGTTAAGAGGTATTCATACAAACAATATAAATAGAAATATAGAAACAGAGTTAGGGTGTGATGGATATGAGGTTACAGCACATTTAGGGGCAAGACCAAGTCACGCAGAAGAACAAGGAAAACAATTTGCAATAAATAAAAAAGATGCTAGCAGATATGGTTTAGAATTATGGTCAGATGTTGCAGAATTATGGGAAGAGTACAATTGTAGACATAGCTATTTTGGAATAATCTTAGGAGTTTCAGAACCAGTATATACAAATAATGAATTAGAAAAACTTAAGAATGCAACAGTTACATTAAATGGAAAACAAGTGCCATATTATAAGGCCACTCAAAGACAAAGACAATTTGAAAGTGATATAAGAAATACAAAACGAAGTATACAAACATTAGATAAAGCAGGCATAGACTCATCAAATCAAAGAAGTAAATTAAGACAATTGCAAATGAAACAAACAGCATTTTGCAAAGAGACAGGACTTGAAAAAGATTATTCAAGAATGAAAATTGCAAAAATTAAGACAAACGAACAAGCAAAGTATAAAGATATAACAGAACAATTTAATTCAGTAAAGAAATATAAAGTTAAACAGCAACAATACTACAAAGATGCTCAAGGAACTAAATACTTTGTAGATGGAAAATGGAATATATTGTTGGAGGAAGCAGAATAATGGCATACGAAGACATTTATAAAGGGCTTACAGAAGAACAAAAAGAGC